AGATCACGGACATCGTTCAGGATACGCATGAGGATCCGGTGCTTCAGGAAGCTTCTGCAGTTCTCGCAGAGCAGGCTGCCAAAACGGTGGAGACGATCAGATTTTACGGTCTGCGTGCGTGCTCCAATGTGTTCTATGCAAATGGCGTGGCTGCCCGTACGTCTATCGCTACGGTCATTAACCGTGCGGACCAGCGGAAAATCGTCCGCGCCCTCGAACGTCAGGAAGCCAACCGTATGGTTTCTGTTGTGAGATCTACTCCGGCGTTCAATACGGAAAACATTATGCCGGCATTTATCGGTGTAACCCATGTGGATATGACATCCGATATTCGTGGTATGACAGGCTTCACGTCTGTTGCAGACTACGGAAAGATCAGCCCCTTTGAGACTGAGATCGGCGCTGTTGAGGATGTTCGATATCTGAAATCCACAATATTCACTCCCTATCTGGCTGGTGGTGCTGCTGGATCTACGCTGCTGAATTCCGCTAATTCATCTGGAACGGCAACAAACGATGTCTACCCGGTTATGTACTTCGGTAAAGATGCATATGGTCTTGTCGCCCTGAAGGGCAAGTATGCAATCACCCCGATGGTCCTTAACCCTGGTATTCCTCGTGGTGGCGATCCCCTGGGTCAGAGAGGCACGGTGTCCTGGAAGACCATGCAGAATGTGGTTATCCTCAACGATGCGTGGATGGCGATCGGCGAATTCGGGTGCACGAACTAACAAGGAAGTGACCATATAAGGAGGTAAACAATTATGGCGTTAAAATTTGATTCTAACACTGTTAAATTCGATGGCCCCGCTGTTAGTGCAGACGCATCTGTGAAGAAAATTAACATGGGGTTTGAGATGGAAGCAATGCGTAGGGGTCTGAGTGCCCTTAGCAATAGAGTGCTTTCGGTATACGGTACTGCCGGGAATATCACTTCCGCGCAGGCAAGCTTGATCAATGGCTCAACTGCTGGTCAGCTTAAGACTACCCTTGGTATTGCTTATACCATCGATGGTGTTCTGTATAACATGGCCGCCAGGGATGACATCCTTGTCGCTGGTAGTCTTGACACTGGTACCCAAGGTACAGCATCTACCTGTTTCTATCTGGTGTCTGTTGGAACCAATGGAACGGCAACGGCTGCGTTGGGTGGCCCCTATATCTCCAAAGGCAACGACGGGATCACGGGATCCGGCGCTATTGGAGCGGCCAATACCACGATTCCCGAACTACCCGATTGTCCCGATGGCCATTGCGCGATCGGCTACATGAAGGTGATCACGACCACGGCGGTCTGGGTCCCGGGTACGACAACCTGTGCAAACGGTGGAACGTTTACCATCACGTTTGTCGATCTTGTTCATATGCCGATTGTCTTTGGCAGTGAATAAGTACAGGTAACACGTAAATAGTTTAAGTGTATCCCAGCAGGTGTATCAACCCTATGCCTGCTGGGTTATTTTCTAAACTAAATTTAACGGAGGAAATATTATGGCTAAAGAGGGCGTGAAAGAACCCAAGAAGTTTATCAATTCAGCAGGTCACATCAAAGACCGCATCATTATTCATCAGACTCCAGACATTCCCAAGCAGGGAGCATTTGTCTCCCTTAACGGTTTTGCATTCCAGATCCAGCCCGGGAAGGAAGTTGATATCCCTCGCCCGGTCCGGATAATGATTGATAACTGTATTGTGACGGAACTGGTCCAGGAGAACGGTGAGGAATATACCCGGAACAGGCCACGGTATCCTTATACCCTGGTCGAAGCAGATGTAAATAAGGCTACAGAAGCGAACGAAGCATAGTCAACTTAAGGAGATTATCTTATGACCGGCCAAGACCTCGTAGATGAACTGCGAGAAACGTATCTTGACGACAAGGTTGTTCCATATAACTGGTCTGACATTGAGCTTTTAAAATACTGCAACCGTGCTGAGAAACAGGCATGTAGACGGGCATATTTAATTATCGATTCCACTACGCCCACAGATGGGACCTCCGGTACTTCCGGTAATCCTATCTGCCAACTTACTATTGTGCCTAATATAGCCCTCTATAATCTGAGCCCTCTGGTGTTGCAGGTTGAACGTGTCAAACTGGATTCTATGGCTTATCCCCTTCGCGCCCGGACTCGTGATGAGCTGGATGCATGTACTTTTCAATGGGGTTTGGCATCTGGTACCTCAGGTACTGCAGGAACTGCCGGTGGAGATCCTGTTTGCTTTCCCGAGTGGTTTGTCCACGAAGTTGGGAAGGAACTTATCCTGGCCAGAACACCTACCATCAATGATACCGTCAGGCTCATTGTCTCCCGTCTCCCCTTAGTAGATTTCACCTTCGGTACCTCTCCAGAGGTAGAAGAACATCATCATGATGGCCTTCCACTTTGGGCAGCTCATCTGGCATTTCAAAAGCCTGATTCAGATACACAAGATATTGCGTTAGCGGCGTCATACGACAAAGCATTTACCGAACGATTTGGACCCATGCCTGATGCCTATATGGAGAAGATGAGGAAGATGTTGCCTCGTCAACAACGTATGCGGCCCCGGGAATTCGGGAGTTAAGGAGATATATTATGGCAATCAAAAGACTAAAACTCATTGAAGCAGATTTTAAAGAAGGAACGCATGTGGTATTTCCTTCGAGGATCTCTTCAACCAGTGGTACAGGCGGGGTTGGGCGTACTTATGGACTATCCGGATCATCCGGTACATCAGGCATGTCTGGTACGTCAGGGACATCTATGACCTCTGGAACGTCCATGACATCCGGCTCCAGTGGAACTTCAGGCGCATAAAATGATAGATCCAACAGACAGATAAGGAGGATTAAGCAATGGCTATCAAAAGATTAAAACTACTTGAGGAAGATTTCAAAAACTCCACGGAGATTGAGGCAGACTTCCTTATCGGAACATCAGGTTCATCCGGAACCTCCAGTACGGCTGGATCGTCAGGTACTGCTGGAACCTCTGGAACTGTTGGCAGTTCAGGGACTACTGGCTCGTCAGGGACTACCGGCACAGCGGGATCTTCTGGAACCAGTGGAAGCTCGCATCTATAAGAGGTAGGAGTCATGGGATATGACAACGAACCATGCAGTTCTATAGGAGGCAGTATGTGCAGTATTCGCATAGAAGCATTAGGCGATAAGACCTTTACGGTTGAAGTGACCCTGGAAAAACCCATCAGCGCTAAGGATAAAACAGATATGGAGATGTATCCTCATCATGTCTCCAAGGAATTTTCCGCTGCTGATGGTGATGCTGTCAAGACCTTAATCGATGAATATCTGCCGGCTCTCCAACCTCGGAGGGAATCGGCAGAATTCGATGAGGCATTTGATAAGGCCATCAAAGGATCCAGTAAACCGGCCAAGGATGACAGTACAGACGATTAACAATTTGGGGGTGGGTGATCATGTTAAAAAACTTTTCCATGACTCGTGGAGATTCGTCTGCGTATACCTTAACCTTTACCCAGGCGAATGGTACACCCTATAACATCACAGGGTGGTTGATTACCTTTACCCTGAAGACCTCCTATGACATCCCCGATGCACAGAAGACATTTCAGAAAATAGTGAGTGTCCACACGGATCCCACCAACGGCATCAGCATTCTGGCTCTACTCCCTGCTGATACTGCCATGTTACCCTCCAGGATTTATGATTTTGATATTGTGGTTCAGACCACATCAGGGGATATCTATACCCTGCTGAAGGGAAAATTCACACTTGAATACGACGTGACCTGGGGAACTGCAGGCACAACCCCATAAGTAATAAGTAATAAGGAGGAAGTAATATGGCTAATCATAGTCTCACATCAAATACAGCGGTGGTAACGGGTACATCCGGGGTGGCAGGCACCTTTGCATTTACCATTATCTATCCTGCTCTCAAACAATCTGCCCTTGGTGGGGTAATAATGTATGTGCAGATGGCAGGGACATCAGGTCTTACCCTTACACCTTCTGTGATCAACAGCCAAATTGGTACTGCTGCTTTTGGTCTACAGGGTACATCAGGATTAATCGGGGAAGCTGGCACCGCTGGGATAGCCTCCCTGGTCATTGCAGCAGGTACAGCGAATTACCGTATCGTACTGCCCTTAATTCCAAATGAACGCTCCCTGATCGTAAATGCAGTATTTGGAGCAGGTTCAAATGGTGTTGCTGTGGTGGACTTCAGCGGAGAAGGCGATCGTACATAAGAGGAGGGCAATTATTATGACAACCATCTATAATTTAATCCCCAAATGGCTGTTGGCTATTCTGTGCGTAATACTTCTGGCCAGTTCAGCCGTTTTGACTGTCAGGATGTACTATTACGACATAGAGGCAAAGAAGGCCAAAGCCGACAATATGATTCTGACAAACAATGTAACTATACTCACAGCCTCTTTGGACACCTGTACCAAAAGTCTGAAGGCCGAGGCTGATAATTGTGCAAGGATTGAGAAGGTTAATATAGCCACCCAGAGTTATAAGAAGAAAATTTCTGCTATTTGCGTGAAGGAGGGCCCCAATGAGAAAACTAATATTTCCGATGCTATTTCTATGTCTAATGCTTTGTCCGATCGTCTCGTGTACCCCGACAAAGGTGATCCTGCCCAATAGCATTGTCAAATGTACTTGGCCGACCGAGCCCGTGCCGACCTATACATCTGACAAGGCTACTGTGGCGCAATTGATCAATGGTCTCCTTGAGGATAAAAATAATTTTACCGATTACATCCTCAAGGTGAGGTCTACTAAACAATGCTATGACGAATCCTTAAGTAAATAAGGGAGTTGTTTTCATGGATACACAAACATTAGTATGGATACTCACAATGCTCGTGATGATTATTGGTGGGCTTCTGACGGTATTGGGATTTTTTATCCGGGGATGGATTTCCAAAACAGATAAGAAGATCGAGGCGACAGATGTGAAACTGGACGGTAAGCTGGATAAAATTCTGTGCGGCGAGAGGCATGAGGATACTAAGGAGAAACTTGCTGAACTTTGGAAGCATAAACATGCGCCTATCTATCAAGAGGGTCGTGGTGGAGAGGTAATTACGCCATGAAGGAATTTTTCAACTACATACTTGAACACAAAATTTTCACCATGCTTTTAGCCATGATGGTAACCCTCGTTGCTTTCTTAATTGTCTTTTCCTCAATCCTTGGCTACTATAGGTTCTACCCATTTGAACCGATTAAAATAAGTTATCTTGCTATTGATAGAGGCGAGGCTAACGTTGGAGATGAAGTATGTACCCAGATAGTTGGGGAAAAACTAATGCCTCTACCTGTCAAGGCAACATTGACCCTTGAAAATGGTAAATCCATTGAACTCGAAAAATATAATTCCAATACTCCGATGGGAAATAAATTTCCATCGAGATGTTTCATAATCCCTATGCATGTTAAAACGAGTTGGTACAATGTTCGATGGTGTGGAGTATACGAAATTAGCGGCAATAGAAATGTGACCAGAACAGTACAAAGTAAACCCATCTATATTATGAACCATTGGAAGTCGATGAAAGGCGAACGTGGCCTTCAGGGGATTCAGGGAAAAAGAGGTCTGACGGGTGACAAAGGAGCGACGGGAGGTTATTCCATTTTTGGTAGTAAGCCTGTTACGGGCAGTCAAGGTCCTCCAGGCCATCAAGGCATCCAAGGTAAACAAGGCATCCAAGGTAAACAAGGCCCTTCTGGGAAATCCTGTGACGGAGACTCATGCAAATGAACATCCCCGACCGCATCAATATCTTAGGTATTGAAACCAAAACAGTGGAGGATGATGAGGCATTGGGGGAAGACAACCTGGGCCTGTGCGATTACACCCACAGTCTCATTGTGCTCAAGCGCAACGATGGTATGGAGATTGCCCCACAGACGGTAGCTTTAACCTGGCTTCAT